AAAGATAAGGTTGCTGACAAGGCTAACGTCTCCAGTAAACACTGGGTTTGCCTTTGGAGCCAACTCGCTTAGCTGAGTCTGAACGTTGGCAGAAACGCCATCTAGGTAGTTAAGCTCTGTGGTGGTGATAGTCGCACCATCAAGGATGTTAAGCTCTGCAGCAGATGCAGTAACACCATTGATACCTACAGCCTCAAACTCAGTGCCGTTGTATACACGGAGCTCATTAGAAGAGGTGTTGAAGTAAATCTGACCCAGTACAGGGCTAGATGGGTCATTCGCCAGATTCTGGATTCTGGCGTTTAGCAGCTCATTCTTATTAAGATTGAGTCCAGTTAGAAACTGACGAGCCATTTAATTTCCTTAGGATAGTTGAGCAACACCCGACATGGTTGCCGAGAACTGCAGGGTTAGTTGGTTAATGCTGTTGTGGATAATGTGGCCTTCCACAATATCCCCCGCACTGTTGAACACAGTGACGTTTGGTTTGAAGCCCAAGTTGTGAGTGACGGTCCACTGAGAGGAAGTTGCGCTCTGCGTGTGGGTGTACGAGACGAGTGATACTACTTGCTTTGAAGTTACTCTCTGCGGAACCGCAGGGAGAAAATCAGTGTCTATAACAGGGTATAGAGGGTCGACGTTAGTTTCTGGGTAAAACTCAGGCATTATAGAACCGCCGTTCCAACTCTATCGGTCAAGAAGTTACCGCCGACAATCTCGGTTGGAGTCACGTCGTCTTCGTCATCCTTAATTGAAACCGACCAGTAGGTGCGTTGAGCGATTCTCTTGGTCTGCTCGTCAGTTAGCGACATCTCGATGGTAAACGTACCGTCTTCGTTGTCAGTAACTTCGAAAGTGAAGTTCTGTACCAGTACAGGGCTACCACGCTGCGGAATAAGTCGGACGCTAAATAGTGCGTCTTCGTAGTCGCCAGTGAGGGTAAGGCTGTGGCTAAACGCACGGCCTTGGTAAGCAGTAAGCTCTCCGGCATCGGTAGGCCATTCGGTAGGCGCACTGCCGTAAGTAGGCATAGGAAGTTCGACGCGCTGTGGGTAAGACCTGTCGTCCACTTCTTGTGGGCGGTAGATAGGCACGTAACGGTTGGTGGTCTTGGAGATACGACGTAGAGAGAATACGTCGATGCTGTATAGACCAATACCAAGCTGAGTACAAAGCTCGCGGTACTGCTCCTTGCGAGAGTCAATCATCTCCATAAGCTGGCGGTAACGCTCAGAACGTGGGATGGACACTCCGTCTGGAGCAAAAACGTTAATGTCGAACGAAGCGTCGGTAGCTAGGGTGTACAGAGCCAGAGTGCTGGCGTACAAGGCTACTGGGTACTCTTCTAGAACAGGAAGGTTGGCAACGGTAATCTTGCGACCCATAGAGTCCACGTCACGTCCAGCGTGGTGTGCCACCGCGGTAGTCACAATGTTTTGTAGCTCTGTGGTAGTGAAGTACCTGTAGTAGTTACCAGTGACGGTAAACTCGTCGTCTACTTCAGGCAGGTCTTCTAGAACAATGATGCCCGTCTGCTCTTCTACAGATACGGTGTCAGAGATGTCCACGTTGTTCTTAAACACGGTGAGACCAGCAGCGTCTACTGGGGCGTAGTTTAGGCGGTATCGGTTTGTAGAAATGTCAGAAATAAACTGAGATACAAACGACTTGGGTAGGTCACCAAGCTCAAAGCGTACCCGCTCTACAAGCGAAGATAGCGTGGCCACAAAACCTCCGTAAATTTACTATCTCTATGTTCCCGTATTATGAGGATAAATACAGCACAAACGATAAAGCCCACCCTGCTGGGAGGAGGGCGGGAACCAGCAGAGTGGGCAGCTTATCTGACGATTTAGTTAGGTCGCCAAATGTAACCGAGACCCTCTAGGTAATCTGCGAGGTCTCGTGGCACGGAGTACTTCACACCTGCCTTGAAGGTGTAAACATTTCCGACGCCATAAGTCATGTCGTCAATGTCAGTGATGGTACGAATAACAACCTTGTCGTTGTTTACCGCTACGCCGACTTCTTCAATCTCATCAAGGAAGATTGGCTCGTCTGGCTTCTTAGGGTCAAAGACGCCCGTCTCTAGTAGTTCTGCCTCAGCCTGACGTGAAATCGAGAGCTCTGCCTCTCGCTTCTTCAGTTCTGCTGCGTTGCGCTTAGCTGCATCTTCTGCTGCCTTGCCAGTTGCGTCCAATGGACTTGTCTTTTGTGTTGCCACGATGTATTTCTCCTAGTGTGATTTGTTTGTGTTGGGGGGCCACCCGAAGGTGACCCCCCTCCACGAAGGGGAGCTATTAAGCGGTGTAAACCTTAACAATAGCTTGGTCGGTGATAACACCTAGACCCCAGATGGCGTACCATGCTAGTGCGTGCTCACGACCGAAGTCTAGAACACCACCGTCACGAAGCTCAACTGGTAGGGAGATTGCGTGACCAAATGCGTTGTCACCAATCATGATGGACTCGTAAACGTCAGTTGCAGTGGTGCCAGATGGGGCAGTTGCACCCGGAGCCTCTGGGTTTCCACCCGAGCCCGGAGCAGTGTTAGCCTTAACTGGAGCAGACCAGTAGTCGCTTGGAGCGCCTACCTGCGAGCTGTAGCTTACAGCGGTGCCAGAAGCAATCTTCTTAACCTGAGTGGTCTCGATGAAGACTACGTCGTATAGACGACCAATCTCACCTAGCATGAAGTTACCCGGAGCAGCGTACTTGGTAACTTCGATGAACTCTGGGTTCGAGCGAAGGTCACGAGACTGCTTAGGGTGGATGAACTGCACGTAGGTCTCGCCTAGCCTTGGGATGTTCTTGGAAGCTAGGGTTAGAGCAGCGTCCTTGATTGCACCAGTGGTTAGCTTGTGGTCAGCGGAAACACCAGCGATGGAGGTAGCAACGTCACCCTCATCGTAGTTGGTGAATGCGCCACCAGAGATGCCCGAGCGGTCGTAACCGAATACTGCAGAAGTAGCTGCAGAAAGGGTGTTACGAGCCTGTAGGTCAAGGTACTGAGCCATGTGACGACCTAGAAGACGAGAAGCCGAAGCCATTACGTCATCGAAGGATGCGTTCAATAGAAGCTCAGAAACAGCGGTTGCGTAACCGTGCTCAGCAACGGTGATAGCAATCTGCTCTGCGGTTAGAGAGTTGGTGGTCATGCGTACACCTTCGGTCAGTGGGGTTGGGTCCACTGCGAAGTTCTTGTAGCGAAGGAAGTTCACACGAAGACCCGGTGCTACACCTAGCTCGGTCTTCTTAACTGCGAACTGCTCGAAGCGAAGAATAGGCATCGCTTGGAACAGAATTTCCTTCGACCAGATGGTCTGAATGGCCTGAGACAGCTGAGTGTTGGACCCCGAGTAAGCGGTAGGGGCCGAAGCTAGCTGGCTAGAACCAGTAATACCTGAAGCCATAGTGGTTCAAGTCCTTTCGGTCGTTAGATTGATTGGTTGATTAAATGGGTAGATTACCCAAATAGGCCCTGTCCACTGTTGTTGCCTTGGCCAAGAAGCTTGGCCCTGTTCTTCGCATAGTCTGCCAGCGACATATCTTTGATATTGTCAGGGGTAAACGAACGTTGTTCCGAGTCGTTGTCGAGGGGTCCAGAGGCAGGTACGGTCACCCGTGCTCCCACCATGTCTTTTCTCGTCTGTACCCCAGCTTGGGCTACAGAGTCAAAAATCTTTGCAGACTTTTCCTTCAATGCCGAGATGCTCTGCTCAATCTCATTCTCGTCATTGCCCTGAACCATGTCGATGAGTTCTGGGATGATAGAGTCGCGCTCCTGCTCCATTCTCATTGAACGGTAGTTCATGAGGGCTTGGAAACGTCGCTCTTGGTCTAGAAGGGCGAATGCCTTCTCTCGTTCGAGTCGCTCAGCCTCAAGTTGAGACTGCCACTCCTGCTCCTTTACCTGAAGAAGCTGGCGAACCTCTAGTTCGGCCTCTTCCTCTTCCTTCTTCTTCTTTGCAGCTTCTGCTTCACGCTTCTTGCGCTCTTCCTTGCGGCGAGCCTCTTCAAGTTCACGCTCTTGTTCGCGCTGCTTTAGAAGGGAAAGTTCCTCCTTGAGCTTCTCTACCTGAGGGTACAGCTTCTCCTTCTCCTGTGCACGAGCCTTTGCAAGGTCGTCAGCAGTGAAAGATGGGACCGCAGTCTCAGGGATTTGCTGCTCAAATTGGGTGTCTACTGTAAGGTCTGAACCTTCTCCAGCATTCGTAGTTTCGTCCATGAATGTACTCTTTTCGTTGTCTTGGTCGTTTTCCAAATTAGTAGCTCGATGACCGTTCCTATTACGTAACTAGTTTTTAGTATTTTCAACTAATTCGGTATCTAAACCAAATTAATTCCACGAAATTCGTTTAAAACTAGTCTTTATCTATAGCTTGTCTATCTGGAGTCTCCTCCGAATAGGCATTCTGTAGCAAAGTCTGTCGAAGCAGGGCTGCTTGTTCCATGGTTACCATGGCTACTGCAGGGTCTTGTGGGACCGCGCCACTAGATGGGCCAATCTCGCCATCACCAGTTACGTCGCCCTGCATCATCATTGGGTCCATCGGAGTTGCACTGCCGTCTGGACCGACCATCATTCCAGTCAAGTCCATAAGCTGCTTAGTAACCTCAGCCTTAACGAGGTTCAATGCACCCTCGGCCTTAGCCTCAGCAATAAGCTCTGAACGAATCTCCTGAAGCTTCTCTTCTGGGAACTCCTCGCCAAGAGCACGTAGTGCGCCTGCCTTGGACTCAAGACCCATCGATAGCTTCTGTGCAAGCTCGTTCAATAGAACAATCTTGTCTAGAGGCAGTGGAGGTGGGAAGTGAGCGTAGTTAATGTAGGTAAGCGGGTCGTTAGGGTCTAGCTGTGCAACCTGACCCGGCTTCAAAGTGCCGTCAGTAGACGGATTGTATACTAGGGTCTCAGGCTCTTTTACAACGAGGTTTAGCATAACTAGCTCGTTAATACGCTCTAGTCCAGCCTGATACTGTGCGACCTTGTGAGTCCAACGGTTCATTAGAGGCTGGTACTGGATAGAAAGTGCTACACCAGAGGTGTTAGATACAGGCTGAGACTGTCCTAGAGCAGACTCTGGGATGTTCATCAGCTCGTGCATCGAGCGCTTAATCATCTCTAGGTACTGTAGAGCGCCCTGAATACCAGAGCCACCGCCTTCTAGGTTGAAGACCTGTGCGTCCTTTGGCAGACCACCCCAGACCTTCTTAGCGCCCTTCTCAAGGTTAGAAGCCTTAGCGCCCACGATAACGGTTACAGGGGCAGCGTGGTAGTTAATGATGTCAGCGACATCGGTAGAGATTTCGTTGTAAGACCTGTTTAGGCTAATAATGTCATGAGCATCAGATAGGCCCCAAGGAGAACCAGAGACAGGGATGTTTGGTATGTGTACAACAGGGATTTGACCCAGCGGATTAGGTCTCGAATCAATGAGCTCATCGTTAATGTACTCCTCAATAATGTCGTCCGTGATAATTTCGGTGTAGGTAAATACCTGACGAGTACCCTCTAGCGAGGTTCCCCAGAAGCGGTACTTCTGCTTGAAACGGAGTAGACGAGTACGGTCGTGAGGGTGGAACTCTGGGAAACAGAAAGCTGAGTTTAGTGGGAGGATGCGAACACGGCCGGGGTGGAAGCGATTGATAGAGTCAGTCCAAGGCTCTTCATAGGCAACCTTCACAAAGCAGTCACCAGTGATGCCACCAATCTGGGCCATCTCTAGTAGAACCTTAACCTTGTCGTTGTCTACTTCCCAGACACGCTCTAGGCGGTTAGGAATGATAGCTTCGGTAGATTCAGGGGAACGGAAGTGCACACCCTGACCAAAAGTAAATCTAGCTAGGTAATCGATAAATGCGCGGTAGTAGTTGACCGCAATCTGCATTTCGCCTTGCTCGCGGCGGTATCCCCAGTGGTGGCCAAGGTACATGGCCCAGTTTAGGGAGTAACGGTTTAGACGAGGACCGTGAACCTCAAACTCTTCGTCGGCTAGCTCTACAAGTCCCAGAGGGGAGATGGAGATTGTTAGGTCAGAAGACGCTGCCCTATAGCTTGGGGGTGAAAAATCAAAGTAGGAGCCGCCACTCAT